TGGACGTTCGGATGTCTACCTCTAGCCGAATGTCTCTCTCAGACGTTGTCTAGCGATAACGTCCTCCCGCATGGAACGGCGATCAAATTCGACGTCGATCAATTCATCACCGAAAACTATCTCGGGAACGACATCGATAAACCCGTCGAGAATATCCCCGATATGGCTAGACAATAGAAACTAGGATCGCCCCATGATTCAACTAGACCCGCAAACCTTCACGATCGACGCGGCCGAAACCGACGGGCAAGCCCGCCGCACGATCTCGGGGATCGCCGTTCGATATAACGTCGCGGCGACTGTCGCCGATGGTACGTCGGTAATGTTCGCCCCGGGCTCCCTCCCGTCAGACGGTCCAGCGCCGAAACTTTTCTTATTCCATGACCCAACTAAAATAATCGGCCAAGTTACGGAACGCCAAGAAACCGAGCAGGGAATGCTATTCGTCGCCAAAATCTCGGAAACTACCCTCGGAAATGAGGCTCTCGTTTTGGCCTCCGATGGCAGTATCTCCGAGGTCTCCGTCGGGATCGACGCCAAAAAATTTAAGTACGACAAAAACGGGACGATGGTCATAACGTCGGCCGTCTGGCGGGAACTATCCCTAGTCGCTCATGGAGCGTTCGACGCCCCGATTTTAGACGTCGCCGCGAGTATCCCCGATAATGATGATCCGATAGATAATAATAATGAAATGACCTCCAAAGGAGAAAACGAAATGGAAAACGTCAAAGACATCCCCGCAGTAATCGAGGCCCCGGTCGTTACCGCCTCCGTCTACGCCCAGCCGCGCCGCGAAATGAAAATGCCATCCGCCGCCGAATACGTCGCCGGGTATCTCGCAGGTGGCGCACAATTCGCAGACGTTCGCGCTCGACTCGAGGCCGCCGCCCCGGCCGCGCCATTCATCGATGACGAATCGGCGCCGGGTATTCTCCCGGTTTCGATTTTACAACCCGTTTACAATAATTTTGTAGGTCGTCGTCCCGTCGTGGACGCTTGCGGCGTAAAGGCCATGCCGGGAGGCGGGCAAGTATTTATCCGCCCAGAGGTAACTACCCATTCCTCAATGGCTATCCAATCGGCAGAGAACGCCGCGCTCCAAGCCTCAACTCTGATCGTGACAAAAAATCAGGTTACAAAAAACGCGTACGGTGGATATTCCACGCTTAGCGAACAACTAATCGATTGGAGCGATCCGAATATAATCTCCATCCTCTTAGATGACATGTCAAAAATTTATGCGAACACGACCGACGAGGTGGCCGCCGACGCCCTAGTCGCTGGGACAACCGAGGAACAATTGTTCGGAGCCGCCGTTGGTACATCGCCAACACTTTGGGCCGCATTCGTCGCGAATTGCGCGTCCACAATTCTTAGCGGATCAAACGGGAACCTCCCGGACACGCTATTTGTATCGCCGAATATGTGGAAAAACCTTATGCTCCTCGTCGATACAACGGGGCGTCCGCTATTCAGTCAGTACGGCCCGATGAACGCGATGGGCAACGTAGCGCCACAAAATTATGGGGGCGTAGCATTCGGTTTGAATGTTGTCGTTGATCGTAACTTTGCTACCGATACCGTGATCGTTGGACAGGCTGGCGGCGGCGATGGTGGTTTTGAAATCTTCGAGCAAGTCAAGGGCGCCCTCTCGATAGAGGTGCCATCTACGAGGTCGAGGACCATAAGTTGGATGGGATATTTCGCGACGCTAATGATCGACCCATCGAAATTCGTTAAAGCGACCTTCGCCTAATCCGGGGGTCTCATGGCCGTCTATACGGTTAGACAAAAATATCTAGTCGATAATTACGCGGTACTTAATTTACTGACATCGCCCGAAATTGAAATCGGATTGCCGATCGACGTCGCCGACGTGGACGCGACATTCGACGGAACCTTCGTCGTTATTGCGTTGCCGCCATACCTATTCGTAGGTGTCTCCGATGAAGGCGATCTTCTCTATAACCCAGCGCTCCCGATCGCAAACCAAGTTCTCTACGCAAAAACGGCGGCAAACGTCGATCGAGTCGCGGCCTCTGGGACCGTCACCTATGCGCCCGTCGCGACGTGGGTCGATTCCGCCGACGTTTTGACATGGCTCGGAATATCGTCTGCCACGCAAGAGGACGAGGATTTCACGACGACATGCGCCGAGGCCGCCTCACAATTCGCCTATCGCAGACGTTACGAGGCGGGCTATACCGATTCATTGACAACAGTCCCATCGCAGGACGTATTTTTGGGGTGTCAAATGCTCGGCGGCGCTTACTACCGCCAGCGCGGATCGGTCGATTCCTACGCCTCATTTCAAGACATGGGAGCGCCCCCGGTCCCGGGTCTAAATGGGATGATTAAACAATTGCTAGGAATCGGCCGTCCGGCGGTCGCATAATGGCCGTAACCGTTTACACCGATCTATTTAATACCGCGCTAACGGACCTGACCGAAAAACTCCAAGAGATCACCGGGCTAACCGTCACGAACGACCCCAGAAATTTGAACCCTCCGACCTGCCTCATTTCGGCGCCGTCATTCGAGGCCTTCAATAATCGGATCGTCAAACTCGTTTTCAACGTCCAAGTAATGACGCTCGGCGCTGGGAACCTCGACGCGGAACGATCCTTGCTCTCAATGTGCGCCAAACTTTTGGCTAAAAACGTTGCCGTAACTAGCGGCCGCCCTACCTCCCTAGACATTGGCGGGACGTCTCTCCCAGCGTACGAACTGATTATCGCCGTCGAATCCGCAACGCCGATTTCATGAATCCACGAAACCAATCGCCAAAGGTGCTAAAACTTAAACTAACGAAGGAGCAAAAATGACCGCATACCTATCAAACCCCGTAGTAAAGATCGCCACCGTAGACCTCACAGGGTGGGCGACGGCCGCCTCCGTGAATGTCATTCGTGAGGGCCTCGAGGACACCACGTTTGGAATGAACTCCCGATCCAACACCGGAGGCCTCTACGCAAACGAGGCGAGCGTAACTCTATTCATGGATTATTCGTCAAATGCGACCTACGCAACTTTGGCGCCATTGGTTGGCACAAAAGTTACGCTCGTCGTTTCACCGACGGACGCCGCTATCTCGGCGACGAACCCCGGTTTCACTTTGACCGACGCGTACCTTGGAGATTTACCGGTGCTCTCGACGACCCTCGGAGAATTACAGGTCCTCGAATTGTCGTTTACTTTTGGAACATATACCGAGGTAACGTCATAAAATAGCGGCCGTAAACTTTTTGGCCCGATACAAGGAGAACTAATTATGCGGATGAAACTATTTTATCAATTAACGCTAGACGGCCCGATAGAAGTTTTATGGACGTCCCTTTTTGTTATTTCGACATGGGAGCAAACCGAAAATCGGCGGATGTCAGACGGCCGAGGAATCGGCGCCACCGAATTGTCTTGCTGGGCGTATCTGATTCTCAAATTACGGGGCGACAAAATGCCCGAAACCTTCATGAAATGGTTAGAGGAAAACCCGGACGTAGACGTCACGATGGAGGATCGAACAGACGTAAACCCTACGGACGCGGCTACCGTCGCCAATTAGCGGAAATGGTAGTCGCGACCGGATGGAGCCCGACTTTTTACGCTAATACATTCGACATGAAAGACCTCCAAACGGTTGTCGATGTAATCACAAAACAAAACAAAAAGATAAAATAAGATGGGCGAACCATTCAAACCAACGATGAGCGGCCTCGCCCGCGTCGAGGTGTACGGCGTCCCCGAAATGCTGGGACTACTAAAAACGGTGGACCCTCAACTACGCAAAGCAACGATCGCCCGAATGAAACTTGCCGCTAAACCGTTAATCGCCGACGCCCGAAAACTGATCCCAGATAACCCGCCAATCTCACCGGGAGGGAAACCGGGCGGAGGTTGGAAGGTTTCGGGGCGTCTCGGTTACGACGCGAAAACGGTCCGTAAATCGATTTCCGTAGTATTCAAGGGGACTCGAATCAGGGACAAAAACGCGGACACGTTTCCGCTATTGAAACTTGTCATGAAAAGCGCCGGCGGATCCGTCTATGACATGGCGGGCCGTACCTCGAGCGGCAAAACCAAATCTGGGGCGGCCCTCATCGCTAAACTACGCAAAGACAAGGGAGGAGCGTCACGCGTTATGTGGAAAACGGTAGAGGCAGGAATCCGCGACGTGGAGCAGGGCGTCAAAGACGCGATCTCCGACATGGAGGACGCTATTAACGCTCGCGCCAACTCGAAAGCGGGGATCTAATGGCGATCGCGGTCCCCATTGTTTCGGAATGGAATCCTCGAGGACTCGATAAGGCTATTGCCGATTTCAAAAAATTGGAGACACGCGGCCAAAAAGCGGCCTTCGCATTAAAAAAAGCGGCCCTCCCAGCCGCCGCCGCGCTGGGCGCTCTCGCCGTAGGTGCTGGTTTCGCCCTAAAAGCAGGGGAGGCGGCCGCAACCGCGAACGCCCGTATCGCCCAGATCAACGAATCGATGGGATTATTTGGCGAGCAAACCGACAACGTAAACAAGAAACTAATTAAATATGCCGAGACGGTCGCACGTCAAACGGGCGTCGATCAAAACTCGATCAAGGCAACTCAAGCAAAACTATTGACGTTCGGCAAATTAGCGAAATCGGCGGACGTAGTCGGCGGAGCATTCGACCGGGCAACTAAAGCCGCTATCGACATGGCGGCCGCAGGTTTCGGCGAGGCGTCCGCGAACGCCGTCCAACTCGGTAAAGCATTAGAGGACCCAATCAAAGGAATAGCGGCCCTCGCTAAATCGGGTGTCACGTTCACGGAGCAAGAAAAAGAGAAAATTAAAACTCTCGTCGAATCAGGGAAACTACTCGACGCCCAAAACATTGTTTTGGCCGCAATCGAAAAACAGGTTGGCGGGACGGCCGAGGCAACGGCGAACGACTCCGACAAAATGAAAGTCGCGTTCTCGCAACTAGCAGAAAAAATAGGGCTCGCGTTACTCCCGGCGCTCTCG